CGTCTTCCGTCGCCAGCCCCAACTCGACCATCATCCGCGTTGCGTCTTTTGTCGTCGGGATCAGGCGCTGAAGGAACGTTTTGAGCGACGTTCCGGCGTCGGCTGCGCTGCTGAACGAGGGCGCAATCAACGCCATCGTCTGCACCGTCTCTTGAAACGACAACCCGGCGACTTTCGCGCTGCCGCCGACGTTCGCCAACCCCAACGCGAGTTCTTCAACGTCCACCGTACTCGCGTTCGCTGCAGACGCGAGAAGGTCGGCGACGTTCGCGGCGGTCACGCCGGTCTCGCCCCAGACGCCGAGTTGTTTGGCGACGATTGTTGCGGCGTTCGCGAGGTTGAGTTGCGCAGCAGCTGCGAGTGCAAGCGTCGCATCCGTCGCGCCGCCCATTACGTCTTTGACGTTGACGCCGCCTTTGACTAGCTCCGTCATCGCGTCCAGCGCTTGCTGCCCGCTGAACTGCGTTGACGATCCTAGCGCAAGCGCCTTCTGCTTGACATCATCAAATGACAACCCGGCTTTCGTCAGCGAGTCGCCCGCCACCGCTTGGAACTTGAAAAGCGCACTCTCGAAGTTCGCCGCAACGTCGATGCTTGAACGCAGTTGGTCTCCGAGCGCAGCAATCCCCATCCCCGCCAGATTGATCGCTGCCGCGCCGATCTGCCGCAGCGCGCCGACCGCGATCTGTTCCAGCGCCCCGAACGCGCCGCGCTGGGCGTCCGCGGCTTGTCCGACGCCGCGGACGTTCTGGGCGACGCGCTCCAGCACGCCGCTGGCGGCGTCAACCGCGCTCAGTTTGATGACGACATCGCTCATCGACGTTTCCGTTGATGCGCTGCGACCAGCGCCTGGTGCCGCCGCTCTGCGCGCAGCGCCGCGAGATGCTGCGCCACGCGCTGAAGCGGTTGCCGGTCAAGCGCGTCGGGCGTGCAGTGGTAGATGTCTCGACACAACACCAATTCTGTGTACGCTGCGGGCAGCGGCGCGAGGTCGAGCAGACCTAACGCCGTCGCCCGCGCTACCCGTTTCCCTCGTCGCCGATACTGTCGAAGATTTTCTTCAGCAGTAACGCGGCAGCGGCATACGGTTCGTGGAGTATCTCTTCACCGTAGGCTTTGATGAGCAGCGTCGCCGCGACCGGCGGGAACGCGATCTTCCGTTCGCTCGCGTCGAGAAACTCGTGATACTCGCCGAGCGTGATCTCGCCGACCGCCGGTGTCAGTCCCTCTACTCGCGACCGCACCGCTTCGTCGGGTTCAAAAATCTGCGGCAGTACGCGCTCGTACACCGCCTTCAGCGCTTTCAGCGGGAACCGATCCGCCTGTGTGCCGATAGCCTTCCGCACCAGCCGCGCAACGACCGGCGCGGTCAATTCGTTGTTGAGCACGCTTGCGGCGTCGCGGATCGTCAACGCGCTTCGGTCAACGCGGATTGCGTCGATGTCGTAAATCTCTGCCGGTTTGTCCATATCTCCTCCTTACGAGAGATCGGTTGGGCTGTTTCCAAGCGTGTACTGTCGCAGTGACGGCGTTCGCACCGTCACCATAGCGACATACGGCTCTGCGTCGCTTGGATCAAGCGTGCTGAGCGTAACGTTGGTGATCACCCCTAACCCCGTCGTTGTCCCGCCGTCGTTGCTCGTTGCGTAGGCGCGCGCCTGGCTGACCAACCCGCGCGGCGACCAGCGGACGGCGAGCGTCGGCGTGGCGCTTTGGAACCGGTCAAATACGGTGTTCGCGGCAGAGTTGGAGGCTTCGTTGTACAAAAACGTCAGCGTCAGTTCAACCGGTTCGCGTTTACCGACCGTCACCGTCGCGTAGTCGCTCGAACCGCCGACATACGCCTCGCCGGAAGGTCGGTTCAACTCAACGTCGTCTATCTTCACCGTCGCGTTAGAAACCGCCGTCCAGGTCGTGGTATCGGTCGAGATTTCGACCGCGAAATTACCGGCGTACAGCCCGGCAACAACTCCAGAGTGTGACATCCGTAACCTCCTACGCCGACGGCGCGCGGATGAGGTGCGCAAAGCGCGTCGTCATCGCAACGCCCTCATACGCCCGCTCGCCGTACCGAATAACGTCGATTATTCCGCTCACGTTGAGCAACTGCACATCGCCGCGCGCGAGCCACGCGAAGCGCAGTCGCGCAACGTAGTCTTCGATGTAGTCCACCAGCGCCGTCGCCGTATCCGCCACCCCGCGTCCCATCCCGACATCACGCACGAGCAGGAGATCGTCAATCTCCCACACCGCGCGCGTTGCGCGTGTTGGAGTGTAGACGCCGCCTTCCACCAGCCGCAACCCGCCGAGCGCGGGGATGATCCGCACCGGCAACTGCGCCGCGTCCGACCAGTTCGGTTGCGTCGATAGTCGCCGGACGGGAACGACGGCGCTGTTGTACTGCACCGCCAGCCCCGCCAGCAACTCGATGATGTCGGTGACGGAACTATACGACATCGCGGTAGCGCTCCAGTATCAACCGCACATCGTCCGGCAGCGCCGACGGCAGCAGCACTAATCCGCCGTCGGCGACCGTCGGGCGATCCGGATCGTTTGCGGTTCCTCGCTGTCGGTACATCCACGCCGCCAGCCGGATCGTTGCGTGCACAATATCGGCGGGCGGGTTGATGCTGTATCCCCAGCGCGCGGTGATCGTCGCCTGCTGCGACGCGCCGCACCAGCGCCGGTCGCGCCGCGCGAGGACGGTGTACGGCGCGTCGGGCGGGTGCGTGGCGATCTCGGTGAGCGGGATCGCATCACCGTCGCCGTCTGCCGCGCTCACCAACTGCGCGATGTAGACGCCCGACTGCAACAACAGATAATCCCGCTGCAACCGCGCGTCCCACAGCATCAATTCGCGCCCGAACTGCCGGGATGTCGCCGCCGGCGCAGCGAACGTCTTGCGCGTCATCTGTTCGATAACCGCAGTTGCACGTGTGAGCAGATCGGTCAGCAGCGCATCGTCTGCGGTTGATGTGACGCCGAGGTACGCTTTGATCTGCGCCAACGTCGCGTACATCCGTCACCTCACAGTACGCGCGTCCAGTTCGCCGGCAGCGGTGCGGGAATATCGCGTCCGGGGAACGCCGAAATCTCGATTGCAATCGAAACCGTCGCCGAACCCGTCAACGCGAGGCGAACAAAGAGATGCGACGCACGCCACAGCGCCGTATACGCTTCCGCGCCGGATACGAATATCTCATACGACGAGTCCGACGCCAGCGTTGTAACCGCCTTACTCGAAACCTCCACCGCATTTTGTGTTGAGTTCGTCCGGTTGACGAACACACGCAGCGCCGCCGACCCCGACACCGTTCCGGTGTGCGCAACGATGCGCACCGCCTGCGTGTTTGCAATGCTGATGACCGTAGTATCCGTCGTCGTCGTAACGTTTGCGTTGAAGAACCGCAAGAGCGGCTGGATGGTCTCCTGAACAAGCATCGTATGCTCCTCCTCTAGTGCACCGTCACAACATCTGCTCTTCTTTTATTTCTACAGCGTGTTGTGACGGCGCCCGCTATTGTTCAGCCGTTGATCCGTAACCGCCGTCACAACACATCATCTTCTTTTATTTATAGAGCGTGTTGTGACGGCGCCCGACTGTTGTGACGCCCGCGCCGGGCGCGGGCTAGTTATCAGCAGTGTCACAACACCTCATTCTCTTTTATTTCTATGAGGTGTTGTGACAGTCCGCCTCACCCGAACGTAGTACTCCCCGTTGCCGGTGTCATCAGCAGTGTCACAACACACGCTCTTCTTTTAATTAAGAGATGTGTTGTGACACCCCGCCTATTACGAACCCTGCGCAATCTGTACGAACGGGCTGACGGTGTTGTTGCCCGCGCCGTCCGCGAGGATGAGCGGCGCGTTGACCAGCGGCGCGCCGTCGATCCGCACGCCGAACAACCACACCGACTGCCGCTTGAGGAACCTCACGTGCTCGCTGAACGCGACGCTGAACCCCGCGCGCTCGACGAAAGCGTAGTACGACAAATCCGCCAGCACCAGCGATCCGGCTTCGGCGACGGCGGGCAAGTGCTCGCTGTACGCAATCGGGATGCCTGCGAGCGTGTCGCCGTACACCAGAGATTGCCCGTTGACCGTATAGAGCAGCGTCTCGCTCAGCCGCGTCGCCATCAAGCGCGAGCGCCAGAACGGGTGTGCGATCCAGACCGCGGTAGCGCTGCCGGGCAGCAGCCGCTGGATCATTGCGAGGATGGTGCTCGTATCATTGTCCGCTTGCGAACTGCTTCCCGTCGCCCGCGTCACGCTGATCGACGCGGGGTGCCCAACGATCCCGCGCGGTTGACCGACGCCGGTTCCCCGCAGCATCACGCGCGCTTTCAGCACCGCGTACGCGCGCCCGAACAGCGTGACGAGCGTGTCTTCCAGCGCCTGCGGCGCGTCGGTGATGAGTTCGGTCGCTGCCGCAACGTAGGCGTCCGCCGAGTGCGGGCGAAAAATCTTTTGCTCGAACTTCGGTTCGCTCTCCGCAACGTCTGCGCTCTGTTCGCGCCAGACCAGCCGCACCCCGCCCACCAGCGCGCTGCTCTCGACGTTCGGCGCTTGGTCTTGTTCGAGCACCGGCAGCGCCAGTTCCGCCGCGTTCGTGCGCAGCATCAACGGGCCACGACCGGCGGCGACGAGTTGATCAAACAGCATCGGCGCGCCGACCGCGCGGATGCGCTCCTCGAACTGCGTCGGCACCAGAAACCCGCCGCCCGCGCCGGTGGTTTCGTCCAGCGCTTTGCTGCTCTTGTAGACCGCGCGCAGACGCTGAACGTCGTTGGTTGCAACGCACTTCAAGAAGTCGCCGAACGATACGCCTTCGCCTTCCGCAGTGGTTGCGGTTGTCGCCACCCCGACGCTCTGCGCCTTCACCGCCGCCGCCACCTCGTCACGCAACCGCGCGGCGATTTCGGCGGCGAGTTCCGATTGGTTCATCACGATTTCCGTCATCTTCTGCGTTCCTCCTACTTGATGACTAACCGATAGACATTCCTCAATATTGTGCGCGGCTCTGCGGGCGTCGGCGTGATGCTCGCATCCAGCCCCAGCAGCCAGCGTTTGATGTGGAGCGCTTTCCCGACCGGCTGACGCACCACGAGATGCGCCGCCGTCCCGCTTGACCAACCCATCTCCGGCGCGATCTGGGCGAGGTAGCGGTATTTCGCGTCGAGCAGCCCGCGGATGATCACCCCCTCATCGGTCATCTCCAGCGCGCCGTAGCCGATCGGTTCCTCTATCAAGATAACCCCCGACGCGGTTTTCACCGGCTGCGCGTGGTTGAGCCAGATCGGAGTTTCGCGCAGTCGCCCGAAATCGGTTTCTCGCGTGAAGAACTCATTTTCGAGATCAACGGCGTCGGGGCTGCCGAACACCACGAGCAATCCCTCAACGTCGCCGGTGTACGCCGCTTTCAGCGCCGCGCCCGGCGCGGTCTGCCACTCCATCTCCTCACCTCCCCCTCTCCTTCAGCACCGCGATTGCTTCCTTCTTCGCCGCTTCCGCCGCGTCCCTCAGCGACGCCCAACGCCCGCTGTGCACCCGCGCTTGCGGCATTCCGTAGACGTACCGCGCATAGGACGCGGTGTTCTCGACGATCCTCGACGTTTTCGACGGTTTCTTGATCCGCAACTTCTGCCGCAGATTGCCCGTTCGCCGGTAGTGTGAACCCGCGGGCGGCGGCGGATAGATTTGCATCATACCGTGCGCAGCGGTCGCGCCCGCGTCGAGCGCGGCTTCGATTTGCGGCGCGCGCGGCAGCAGTTTGCGCAATGCGTTATCCAGATCGACAGAGACGCTAACCCGCATCGATCCGCTCCAGTCTGACGCCGCACCGACAACGCGGGTGCGCCGGGGGCCCGCTCCGCCCGCCCCACTCGTCCTCACGCTTGCCGTGGAGCGCCCCGCAGATCGGACACACGCGCTCGTCGTTGGCGGTCTCCCAAATCATCACGTACTCCAGATTATGCTCGGCGCGCAACCCGTCGCGGTACGCCCGCACGCCAGCGGCTGCGGCTTCAGTCGCAGCGGTGATGGCGACGGTCTCGGCGCGCTTTGCCCCGACGACCGGTTCTATCATCTGGATGAGTTCGGCGCGATCCGCGCCCGGCATCCTTCGCCACGCGGCAACCGCGCGGGCGATGTAGTCGCGCGTGTACGGATAGAGCAGCTCCTCGACTTGCCGCCGTGTCGCCTCTTCCGCCCAGTCCGCCAGCAGCGCGTCAACGTTGACCGCAACGCCGACCTCGGCGCGCATTTCGTCCGCGAACAGACGTGCGATTGTCTCGATGTTGCGGCGCATTGCGGGATAGAGCGTCTCGTTGAACATCTGCGCCGTAATCTCATCTGCGCCGTCGAGCATCACCTGACGCAACTGTTGAAACGCGCGCTTGAGGTCGCGGTACAGTTGCACCTCGTGCGGCATCAGTCCCGCTTCGTCGTCCTTCTTCAGCGACTTCGCTGCATCCTCCTCCGGTTCCGCACTTGCCGCGCCGTTGACACCCGCCAGCCGCAGCGCCGTTCTCGTATCGAGACCGGCAGCGACCGCTTCCCGCGCAATCGCCAGCCGGTTGCGCAGACGCAGCAGTTCTTGGTCTGCCGCGTCCTCAACGAACTGCGGCAGATCGAGACGTGCGCGGGCTTCGTTCAGCGTCAGCACCGGTTGTCCGGTCAAGCGCTGGATCGCCTCTGCCTTCTCCAACTCCGAGCTCTGCACTGCGTCAATGCGCGCTTCACTACAACGCAAAACTTGATTGTACGCAGCAAAGTGCGGTTGCAGCATCGCCGCAATTTCGCGCGTGCGGGGGAGGATCGTCAGTAGAATAAACGTCTGATAATCACGCTGAGCGGTGGCGTAGTTGCTGGCGTTGCTGAAGACCAACGACATCGGAACCTGAAACGCAGTCAGCATCAGTTCCGCCGCGCGCTGGAGCAGTTCGGGCTGGATCGCGTCTGACAGCGTATCCCCCAGCGTGACGGTTTTGATCTCGCTTGACAGCGCGAGGTGCCGGAACGCATTGCGGATGCCGCTGACGAGTTGGCGCAGCCACTGCTCGAACCGCGAGCGCTCCGCGTCGGTGGGGCGCTGGGCGAACATCCACACCGTCGGGCGCACCGCGCCGCGCTCGAAATACGCCGTCTGGTAGCGCTCGGCAGCCAGCAGCGCGCGGGCTTGGGTCAGCGCCGTCGTCACCAGCCCGACGCCGGGTTCAACCTCACTTCTTACGGACGGTTCCCAGAAGTGGAGCAGTTCGGTTTCCGGCTCAAGTCGAACTTCAACGTTGTTCACGCGGCGCGTAAACCCGACCAAGCCGCGTTTCGCGTCGGTGATCGGAGTGATGGTACGCGGGTGCAGACGGCGCAACCCCAGCGGCGCTGCGGGATCGCGCAGGAGATACGCTGCTCCGTAGAGACACAGATCGATTTCGACGCCGCGAATGAGCGCAGCCAGCCGCTCTGCGTCGAATGCAACGAGCGTTCCGCGCCGCGTCGTAATCTCCCACGGCAGCGACGCGAGGGCGTTGGCGCGCAACGTCACCGCCGTCCGCACCACCGCGACACGCTCATACGCCACCTCGACATCAACCGCGTCGCCGTCGCCGAATACGCCCGTCCACGCAGAGGGTAGAAAATCCTCCAAGTTGAGCGCCTTGATGTCGTAGCGCTCGGTCGGCGACAACACGAGTTGTGCAGTCGTTCTAGACATCAAACAGCACCTCTGCGCTTCGCGACGCGCCCCAGACCGCGAGCGCGAGCGCGATCACGCCGTCATCGTGACACCCCTCCGGCGCGCTGTAGCGGGCGCGACCGGACGCGGAAATATCGACGCTATACGTCTCTAACTCGTTGAGCAGCCACTCCAATTCCGGCAGCACAATCGTTCGCTGCTCCAGCGCGAGCGCGAGTGTGTCAATCAGCAGTGGTTTCGTTGAGATTGTGGTTGTAAACGCCTGCACCGGCAGACCGGCGCGCTGCAATTCTTCGATGTTCGGCGCGCCGATGCTGTTCGCTTCCGCGATCACCGCACCACCGCCGTTGCGCTGCCAAAAGGCAACCAGCGCGCGGCGCTGTGTTGCAAAATCTGCATCAACTAATCGTTCTACGTCCACCACACACCGCGTCTGCGGATCGAGCGCGGCAAATACCGTTGCGTCTTCGTAGCGCCCCCAGTCAACGCCGATTATTGCAGCCTCGTTGCTGCGCGCAATCTCGCCGACACAACTACGAACGTTGCGGAACACCGCGCCGCCGTCGTCGAGAAACTCGGCGTCCAGTTCTTGCCGTGCGGCGCGTTCGGTCATCGCGGACCGCAGCAGCGCGATGTCCGCCGGATCGAGACGCGGGTTGTCACTCGTTGAACGCCGGATCGTCGCCCAGCGCGGATCGTCAAGCGCGGTCTGGTGAATGCGCCAGAAGTCGCCGCGTCCTTTTGGCGTTCCTGCGAGGATTGCTCTGCCGCGCCGGTCGAGCAGCGCGGGGATCAGATTTTCGCGCCAGATTGTTTCGAGATTGCGCACCAAACCCGCCTCATCAACGACAATCAAATCGTACCCGCGCGATCTACCCGCGTCCTCGTTGTCCAACGACCAGAACTCAACGCGCCCGCCGGTTGTCGTATCGATCCGTCGCTCTGCTTTGTGTTCATCAGCAACCGGCGCGCGCAGCGTTCGGCGCACTTGTTCCCACACCGGCAGCATCAACTTGTACGTCGGGGCGAAATACCCGACCGTCTGCCGCCGCACCAGCGCCGCCTCAACGAGCAT